GTGGTAACACTCGGTGTAGATGCGGTCGTGCAGGAGGGCCAGCACGGCCTGCCAGAGGGCTTTGATCTTGGGGATGGCCGCGAGGACGGCCCCGCCCATCAGAGCGAAGGCCCACTGTGCCCAGTATTCGAGGATGAACTGCATCGGAATCACCCCCTCACATACTCCACCGGCTCTTGTTCGCCCGGGTGTCGATGTGCACCCAGCCGGTCTTGCGGGTGGGGTGCTTTGCGTCCTTCGGGTAGCGCCCGATGCCGCCCCGTCCGGGCAGCAGGGTCTCGGCGTAGGCGGCCACGGTGGCCACGTCCACGCCCTCAACGTAGAAGTCTGCCGCTCGGCCCAGCAGGTGCTGGCTGGACTTATTGCCGCCGACGGCGGCGTTGTGGGCGGCAGTGCGGTATCCGCTGGTGATATGTACCGGTTTTCCGAAGTGCTCCCGGATGCACTGGAGCAGCACCACAAGCTCCTCGTCGAGGAGCACGACGTCGCTGCCCTTGCAGCCGAACTCCCGCACTCGGAAGCTGGGCGAGAGCTGCCGGGTGGAGTCCCGGGACATGGAATATTCTTTGATAGCGATAGAAAACACGACCTTTCTTTTGAGCAGCCCCCACCCGGGGCTGCTTTTTGTTTTGTCAGTAGTAGTGGTAGCCCTCGACGCTGTAAGAGGTTCCATCTCGAGGCTGCGGTTGGCGTAGCTCGTCCCCCGGGCCAAAGATGGCCCGCACCAGCTTTTCCAGCAGCTCCAGCAGTTTATCCATTGTAGTAGTCCTCCCCCGTAATCTCTTTGTACCGCTCTGCGGTGATCTCACCGTCGGCAACCCTCTTGCCAAGCTCCAGCTTGACCCCGGCACGGCGGCTTGTGGGCATCTCTGCCCATTCCTTGGTACCGGCAATCAACCTGTTTGCCCAGATTTTATCCATATGCTACCTCCTTACTTGTTGTTGATAGCGGCGTCCAGCTCGCACAGCGAGTCCTCGATAGTCGCCAGCCGCTCCTGTGATTCCGCATCCTGCTCACACATGGCATCTTCGATCCCCGCCACGAGGCCTGGCAGCTCTCTGAGCATCCGCTCCTCTTCCAGCTTCTTGTGGAGCTCTTTCAGGCTCTTATCCATCTTGCAAAGACTCATCCGATGACACCTCCGATCATGGTGACACTGCCGCTGACGCCGCTTTCGCCCCGGGCAGCGGTGACTTTGTAGTTGAATGCAAAGCCCCGGGCGGCGGTCTTGTTGGCAAAGGCGTGGTGAACAAAGACCCGGCTCTCGCCGCTCTGGATGTCGGTGCAGTTCTCCCACACCGGTGCATCGTCAAGTCCGTTGTTGGTCAGCTCCACGGTCAAGCTCATGTCTGCCGGGAAACTGCCCTCCAGCGTCAGTGCAGCCACGGTGATGGTGTCGTCCGCCGTCAGGGGCTGGGCCAGCGAGAGAACGGCACGGGTCACGTTTTTGGTAAAGGTAGCGGTCCACTCTGTCGTGGTCTTTCCGTCGTCCACTTCTAACACCAATGTGTTCTCACCGTTGAGGATCTGCTGGAACAGGGCTTTCTCGCTCAGGCACTTCACTGTGAGTTCGGTGCCTGTAGTCACGTTCTCGCGGACGGCCAGCTCCATGCCGTTCACTTTTTCGGTGATGGTCATGGGGTCTCCGTCGCCGTCGGTCACGGTGCAGGACAGAGTAAACGGCTCGTTCTTCTCGCCCAGCGCCGCGCCGCTCTCGCCTGCAGCGGCAGTAATTTCCGGCGGCTTGTTTTCCGTGGCGAAGCCGTCTTTGTCGATGTACAGCGTCTCCGGCAGGGTGAAACAGGGGAGGGTGGCCAGGCTAGTTTTAGAGCTATCGAATTTAGAGAACGATATACTGGAGCCGCTTGCACCGGTAACGGCATACTTATACTTATACTCGTAAACATTTTCGCCATCTTCTTTATGATAGCCGCTCCATGTCGTGTCCGTACTTCTTGTCCAGAAGGAAGTGTTGCTGGCTGTTCGGATATATCCTACCCGGGTTCTGGCTGCCGCCGAAAGAGCCGAACCATCTGCAAGCTCCTTCGTTTGATAATCTGTAGCCATGTTAAGCTCTGTTGCTGATAGTGAAAAGAAATTTGCAGAACCTGTCTGTACTTTCGAATATCTTCCGCTCCAAGTAGTATATTGCCACTTATAGCTTGTGGTGGAGATCCATTTTTGTACGGCAGCTGTGAACTTGTTCAGAGTCAAATCCGCCGGACTCTCTCGGCAAACCAGTGTTCGCCCCGTGCCGTTCAGACCAGACTCATAGTTATGGGCCAGCACGTAAAACTTTATCTTGTTGCCGCCTTCCATCAGGTGGACAAAGCCGTCACCAATGGCTAAATCTTTGATCTGCATTCAAATCCTCCTTCCCTTAAAAATCAATGCGGCTCGCCGCCTTGTTCCACACACCCGTCAGCTCTACGCCGTCGAGCGTGTCAAAGGCAGTAACGAAACTAGAACCATCAATGCCAGAGCCGAATTGCATCTCCAGCATTTTGATACGCACGCCGGTGGCCGCAGCGTCCGCCGCCGCGCCGGAGAGGGTGAGGGTTGGGTCCACCCTCACGCCGCTCCCCGCCACCGGTCCGGCCACCGCAGCGCCGCCCGCTTCGCCCAGCAGCGTTACCTGCACCCGGATGTCTCCGGAGGGCTTCGCCCTGGCGTAAAAGCGGACAAAGCCGTCCTGCGCCTCGCAGTAGGCCGGGCATCCCGCCTCCTGCGCCGCCGTGCCGTAGCTGTCCGGGTAGGAGCCGAGCGCCACATAGCCGGTCTTTGCTTCCGGCACCGGTGCGTCCTGCATCAGGGGCCAAGCTCCCTTTGCCTTCTCCCAGCCTTCCGGCGTCAGGGTCACGAGCCGGCTTCCCCGGTATCCGGCCCCGTCGCCTGCCAGCCCCGGGTACAGCACCTCACCGGCGCTGTTGTAGATAGGTTCACTCATTCTTTTACCTCCGCTTTTGCCGTGATGACGATGTTTCCGGTCACGGCCTCGATGTTCACGCAGCCCTCTTCGGCATTCCACGCCGTTTTCGTAATGTCCTCGCTGCCCATCTTCACGCTCACCTCGGTCAGGGTGTACCCGCTCTCGGCGGTCAGGGCGGCTTTGTAGGCCCGGCCCTTGGCCACCACGACGGCGGTCTGGTCGGTGGTCACATGGCTCATCCGGTTCACCACGCTGCACCACACCAGTGCCTGGCTCACGGTCACGCTGCATTCGGCCTTTACGCCGCCTGCCGTGGCGCTGATGAGCGCGCTGCCCCCGGCCGCGCCCCGCCCGAGCCCGCCGCTCACGGTGGCCACGTCCTCCCGGCTGCTCTGCCACACCACGGTGCGGTCGTCGGCATTCTCGGGCCGCACGGTGGCCGTCAGCCGGGCCGTGCCGTCCACGCTCAGCTCAAGGGTGCTGCGGTCCAGCGTCACGCTGCTCACCGGCACCCTCGCCGCCTTTACGGTCACGGTGCAGCTGGCCGTCTTGCCGCCCACGCTGGCCCGGATGATGGCCGCACCGGCGGCGCGGGCCGTCACCACGCCGCCGTCCACCACGGCAGCCTCTTCGTTGGAGCTGGTCCATACGATGCTGCTCTGGGGGATGCTGGTGGGCAGCACCGTGGCCGTCAGGGCGGCAGTCCTGCCCTCCGTCAGTTCCAGCGTCCCGGCGCTCAGCATCAGGCTGGCGGCTCTCAGGCCGTCCTCGGCCACCGTTACGCTGCACGCCGCCTTCACGCCGCCCGCAATGGCCGCGATCTCCGTTGTTCCGGCGCAGATGGCCACCACCTCGCCCCCGGTCACGCTGGCGGTCTCCGGGTCGGCGCTGTACCACACCACAGCCTGATCAGCGTTCTCCGGGCTGACTGTGGCTGTCAGGGCCGCAGTCTCCCCCGGCTTCAGTGTCAGGGCGGTCTGACTCAGGGTCACGGTCTCCACCGGCACCTCGGCCTCCTGCACCCGGACGGCACAGCAGGCGTATTTCCCGCCGCTGACCGCGAGGACGGCTGCAGCGCCCGGCTTTTTGGCCGTCACGGTGCCGTTGCTCACCTCGGCCACGGTCTCGTCGCTGCTCAGCCACGCCACGTCGCCCTCCGGGTCGGCGGCTGCGTCCAGCACCGCCGTCTCACCCGCCGTCAGGGTCAGAGCGTCGGTGCTCAGGGTCACGCGCTCCACCGCCGGCTTCACCAGCACGGCGCACTCTGCGCTGCACCCGTCTGCCCGGGCCGTGATCCGTGTCCCTCCGGGGGTCTTTGCCGTGATGACGCCGTCCTCCACAGCGGCCACAGCCTCGTCGCTGCTCTCCCACAGCACGGTCTGCTCGGTGGCGTCCTCGGGGCTGATCCGGACGCCCAGCGCCGTCCGCTCTCCCGCATACAGGGTCAGGCTGTCCCGGGTCAGCCGCACGGCCTCCACCGGCACCTCGGCCCATACCCCGCTCAGCTGGTCCAGCAGGGTGTCGGCGGTCCTGGTCTGGTAGGCAGCTTCCCGCAGCAGACGCATCAGCAGGCGGCGCTCCTCCTTTTTCGGGGCAAGGTTCGCCGCCCGGTTCGCTGCCTGGGTGGCAGCGGTGCAGGCGTCCAGTGTCTCGTTTGCCGCGCCCAGGGCTCTGGCCGCGCTGGTGGCCGCAGCCGTGATGTCCGCCTGTGTCTTTGCAGCCGCAAGGGCCGCAGCGCTCTCGGCGTCCTCGGCGCTCATCCGCTCCTTCTGGGTGGCGGCTGCGCCTTTCTGGGCGGCATCCATCGCCGCCTGCGCCGTCTTGGCCGCGTCCTTTGCGGCTGCACCCTCGTTCATGGCCGTGTTCACGGCCTGCTGCACCAGCGCCACAAACTGGGCGTATACGCTTGGGTCGATGTCCTCCACCGTACCCGACAGCCCGATGGTGTCATAGCAGTCGTATTTCGCCGGACAGCTCATGGCCGTGTAGCCGTCCGCGCTCTGGGCCAGCAGCATCCACAGTCCCTGCCGGGCAGTGGTAAAGCGGCGGTCTACCGTCACCGTCCGGCTCTCGTCCAGCAGCACCGGCTGGGGCAGTGTGCCGCCGTCCTGCTCGATGTGCAGGGTCACGGCCATCCCATCCCACTCCTCCGGCAGCGCAAAACTCAGGCTGGCCACGCCCGCCGTTCCTACGCCGCCCAGGTGCAGCACCCCCGGCTCGGCCCGCCAGCCCATCCCGCCGAATCGGTCTTTGATGATCCTTACTTTCACTCTGAGGCTCCTTCCTTTGAGAAAGGCTCCCCTCGCCAGGGGAGCTGCTTTGCAGCGCCGCCGTCAGGCGGACTGCAAAGCTGAGAGGTTTTCTTCCGGTCCGCTGCCGTTTCTAAAGACCTCTTCTTCTCCAGCCTACCACGTCCCCTGCTTCAAAACTACTGCGGACATATAAAAGAACGAGCACCCCGGCTCACAGCCAGAGTGCTCGTTCTTTTCAGATCCGATTCAGAGGCCCAGCGCCTCAGACAGCTCATCAACGGTGTCAAATACCGGCCATTCTCCGGCCGCTATTGCTGCCTTTGTCTCGGCAGCTTCCTGTAAAAGCTCTTCAAAAGAATGGTACTTCTCGTACCGTTCCGGGTGCTTCTTCATCTCCTCCACTTCTGCCATTGCCGCCCAGGTCTCCGCATTCGGAACTTCACGTTTCTCTTCTTCCATTGCATCAGCCCCCTTTGCGCCTACTATATCACATTTCGCCCATCATTTCACCTCCTCCCACCAATTTCTCTCGTCCTTCGCCTTCTCGGCCTTCTTGTCCGCAGCGCTCACCCACTGCGCAAAGTCCTTTTCCTCGTACAGCGGGCTTCCCTCTGCGTCCTCGAGGGCCAGCAGCTTCTTCTCCAGCTTCTCCCGGTCCCGGTCGCTTCCGGCCAGATACTCTTCCTTCACGGCCTCGGTGATCTTGCTCTTGATGTTGCCCTTGTCCTTGCCTGCGGTCAGCAGCCGGTTTATTTCGGCCTGCACGTCCTTTACCCGGCCATTTTCCACTTCCTCCAGCAGGTCAGCGTACACGCTGGCGTCCTTGTCCCGGCCCTTTTCGGCCAGCAGCAGCTCGTTGGCCCTCTCGTTCACAGCGCCGGTCACCACGTCGGCCAGCTCCGCCCGCCGGGCAGAGTCTGTGCTGCCCACGTCCAGTCCCTCCAGCAGCTTCCTGAAGGCCGCTTTCCGTGCCGTCTCCGCCGCTTTCTCCTTGCCTGCGTTCTGGGCCTTGGCTGCTTCCAGAATGTCCTCGTCGTACTTCTTCAGCCGGGTCTTGAGCTGGCTGTCCACCTTCAGCTCCTTCACCTTGCCTTCCTTCCGCATCTGTTCCAGCTTCTTCATGGCCGCAGCAGCTTCCTCCCGGTCCCCGCTCTGGATGGCGTTGTACAGCCGGTCGTACTGTCCGGTGGCCGAAGAGGGTGCAGAGCTAAAGCTAAACCCTTCGCCGCTGCCGATGGCCTGTGCATCCTCCCAGTAGCCTTCAAACGCCTGCATTGCCTTCCGGATGTTGGCCGCCGGTACGCCGTAGAGCTCAAGGCCGCACTGGATGTCCTTCAGCACCGCCTTGTTCAGCTTCTGGTGGTGTGCCGCCAGCTCTTCCTCGCTCATCTCGCCGGTGTCCGTCCGCAGCAGCTTGGCGGTCTTGGTAAAGGCGGCAAACAGATCGTTCACCGCACTGATATTGGTGGCGCTCACCACGTCGTAGTCCGCGCCGCTTGCGGCGTTCGAGATAACACTGTAGATCTCCGCTCCGTACAAAAAGTTTCCGGCTGCGCTTTCGGTGTACAGGTCGAAGAACCGCTTGCCCACGCTGGCCGCCGTGATGTCGCCGTTCTCGTCCTGCTCCTTGTCCCACCGGTGGAGCAGGAAGTCCGCGCCGATCTTCATCAGGGCAAATACCGCCGTCTGCACCACCTGGCTTGCCGCCGCCCGGCGCAGGCTCTGCCCGGCCCGCTGTACCTCGGCCTTGTTCTCGGCGCTCTGGTCGGCAGCGTACCGGGCTTTCTGAGCCTTGTAGTCGCCCACGGCGTCGGCCAGGATGCCGTAGTTCTGGAAGCGCTGGGTGGTAAACATGGTCAGCGTCTTTACAAACTCGTTGTCGCTGCGCTGGATGCCTGCCCGCTGCATGGTGGTGTAGTTTGGCTGGGTCTCCTCGATGACCCGCTGGTACATCTTGTTCACGGCTTCCCAGTAGGCTTCGCTGCCCTTCTCCGCGGCGCCATCGCTGAATTCCGCTGCGTGGTGCTCCACATACCGCTTCGCGCCCTCCCACAGCGCGGCCACCGTGATCTCGTCCATGCCGGTGATCCAGCCGGTCACGGCAGGCATCGCTTCCGACGCTTTGGCCACAAGGTTTTTGTGCGCGCCGATGGAGCTCATCTCGCCCCGCTTCGTTCCCCGCAGCCGGTATTGCAGCAGGGCGTCTCCGTGCTGGCGTATCTCTGCTTCCACCGCGGCCCGCTGCTTGCCCGAGAAGTTCTTCACGAAGGGCAGCACCGCCGCCATGGTGTCTGCTCCCAGCACAGCGCCCGCCGTGGGCAGACTGGCCGCCTGCGCGATGGCCACGCCCGGGTTCACGGTCAGGATGGCCCCGGCGTAGTTGCCCCGCATCCGGTCGAGCGCCCGGCTCATGGTGCTGCTGCGGTGCCGCTGCCTGGTCTGCAGGTCGGTCAGCAGGTCATTGATGTAGCTTACCGTCTCCCTGCCCCACTTCTCGCCGATGATCTTGTCCTTCAGCACCCCGACGCCCTCCGCCGTCTCCACGGTGCTGTTCAGCACCCGCTGCACGTCCCGGATGGGGGCCGCAAGGCCCGCATAGGCTGCCGTGTCCCGCAGGCTCCGCTTTACCACGTTCTGGCACTCTTCCAGCAAAATGGGCTTGTCGCTCTTCACGCGCTCCTTCAAAAAGCCCCGGCCTTCGATGGTGGCATCCATCTTCACGCCCTCGATCTCCGTCGCCAGCGTGCTCCGGTCTACCGCGATGGGGTAGTAGTTCTTCACGGTGGCCCGGTCGTAGCCCAGCAGCTTCATGCTGGTCTCGTTGATGAGGTTCGTAGTGTACCGCCCAAAAAAGTCCTTCATGTCCTCGCACCATGCCCGGTCATAGTCCGTCATGGCGCCCTGTACCGTCTGCAAAATGGTGTCGGCCATGGGGACGCCGTCGGCGTTCACCAGTGTCCCCAGCATCACGGTCTGGCTGCGCTGGTAGGCTCTCTCGATGTTGCCCTTGGCGTACTGGACAGCGTCCGGCAGGGTCAGGCCGCCGGTCATCAGGTGGTGGCGGCTGTCCTCGTTGCGCAGCAGCATGTACAGGCTGCACAGCTGTGCGTGGTTCAGCGGCACGGCATTGCCCTTGCTGTCCTTCAGGCCGATGTCCACCAGCTCCGCCCCCGGCCCGGCAAAAGCCTCCACCTCTTTCAGGTGTTCCTTGCCGGTTACGTTGGCAAACAGGCTTTCGCCTTCCACGAGGATCTCCGTCTGCCGCCGCTGGCCGTCGTTCAGCATCTGCCCCAGCTTCTCCATCTGGCCGTTTTTGGTGTAGCCGCCCAGGCGCCGGAACATTCTCGTGCCGCCCAGCATGTCCAGCTGGTAGCGGTTCATCGCGCCCTTCGCCTTTTCAAATTTCTCTCCGAAGCCGTTGCCCTCCGAGTTCAGCACCTCGCGGGCGGCCTTCATGGCCATGCCGTCCACCTCTTCCGCCCTCGCAAGGCTCAGGGTCTTGTTCTCGGTCCGGATGATGTGCAGGGTGCTGGCCGTAATGGCCTTCAGCATCCGCAGCTGATCTACCGTCATGGGCAGATAGGTGCGGTTCTCCGTCTCCCGGATGCGCTGGCGCAGCCGGTCCCGCAGCTGTTCGGCCTTGTCGCTGTCCGGCAGGGCCTTGGCTTCTTCCAGCTGCTGCTGCAGCCGGTCCAGCTTTGCCTGCTTGCTGGCGTTCATGTCGTCCCGCAGTGTCTGGATCAGCTTTTCCACGCCGCTGTTCTCCCAGTCGGTGTGGATGCCGGCGTCCATCTCTCCGCTGCGCCGGATGCTGTCCTGCAAAGCGGTCAGCTTGGCCACGGCGTTGTTGTTCAGCACTGCCATGTCCACCAGCTTCGCCACCTCAGCGGCCTGCACGATGAGGCTCTTCTGTACATATTTCCCGGGCTTCGGCCGCAGCACCATCTGGTTGAGCTGGGCGGCATTGTTCCGGATGCTCCGTTTCAGCTCGTCCGCCTTTCTGCCGTCCCGGGCTTTCTTCTCCCGTTCCTTTGCCAGCGCTTCGGCTTTGGCATTTTTGACCGCACGGTTGGTCAGGACATTTTCTGCCTTTTCGGCGTACTCCTTCCACAGGGTCTCTGCCTTTTCGTCCCGTTCCTTCTGCAGCTGTTCCCATTCGGCCGCTTTCCTCTGGTTCTCCGCTGCCCAGTCTGCGATCTCGTCCTGTTGGAACACCAGCTGCCGTTCTGCATAGTCCGCACGCATCTGCTCCTTTGCATACTCGTGGGCCAAAAAGTCGTTTTCAATGTTCAACCGGCGTTCTTTCTCGGCAAACTTCAGGGTAATATCGTCCAGCATCCGCTGGCGTTCCAGCTTCAGTCTCTGGCTCTCTGCCTTCAACCGCCGCTCATACTCCTCCCGCAGGAACGTCAGCCGCTCGTTCATGTCGCCCACGGTTTTCAAAACTGTCTCGTCCGTCTCTCCCGTTGCCTCGGCATACTCCTGCACGGCCTGTCCCCGTTTGTTTTCCCGCATCCGGTCGGCAAAGGCTTTCCGCTGGGCCTGCTGCACACTCTTCAGCCCCTTCGTCACCTCAGCCGCCCGCTCCTCGCTTCCGGCGGCCATGGCGGCCACCTCCCGGTTATGCTTTAAGATGCCCTCGAACACCGCCTCGGCGTCGGTCATCTCCGGGTGGCTCATGATGTCGCCGATCATCCGGCCCGCCAGCTCCACCTTGGCGTCCTCGTATTCGGCAGCGTCCGCAAACCGGCTCATCATCTTGGGCTTGATGGTGTCGTGTACGTTCATCAGCACATCGAGCCATTCCGTGCTCTCCATGACGGCTGCGCCCGCCACGCCCGCTTCCTGTGCCGCTGAGCGGAAGAGTGCCGTAGCGCTCTCCTTCACGCCGCCCACGGCCCGGGTGTCGTTCACGATGGCCTCGTACTGTTCCGCCGGGTTGCCGTCCCGGTATCCCTCCGCCTGCCGCAGCTTCACGCCGTGGCGCCGGGCCTCGGCCACCGCCTCTGTCCAGCTTCCGTACCGCTTCACAAGCTCCGCCTTGGCCTTGCCGTTCTTGTCCACCGTGTAGGTCAGGTCATGCAGGTCGGGGTATTCGTCCCACAGCTCCGTGTTCCGGTAGGTCGCCTCGTCCAGCACTTCGCCCGCCAGTGTCTCGGCCAGTCCCTGCGCCTTGGCCATGTCCGCTCCCTCTGAGCGCAGATACTCCACCAGCGCCCGCGTCTCGTTTGCCAGCTTCGTCCGGTCGGCCCGGCTGCCGTTGGTCTTGGTCCACCGGATGGCGAGGCTCTCGAGAGCAGCGTCCGAGAGCCGGGTGTTCTTCGTCAGGCCGAAGAACTGGTTCAGGGTGTCAAAGGCCGCTGCCTTCTCCGCCAGTACCCGGCTGGCCTGCCGCTGCTGGTTCTGCTTGGCGTCCCGGTCGGCCTGCTCGGCCAGCTGAAAGCGGGTGGTTTTCTTCACAGGTTCGTCTGTTCTATTGCGTTCGGCAGAGGTTTGTGCTATACTCTGTTTAGAAGATACTTCCTGGGTGTCTGCAAAGGCACTCAGCATCGCTTTCGGGAGCGATGTGGCGGTATCTTCTTTTTTTATTGGTAAGCCTTGAGTATTCAGTGTTACATAGCTTCCATCCGTCCAGCAGACTTCATGTACATAGAACGCCCTTCGATTATCATGACGGTAAGAATTGACGATAACACTTTCATAAAGTCTTGCTCCATTGATCTCAACAGGTGCTGCAAAAACATAGGTATCATAGCCTCTGCCCTGCCAGTTCTTTTCGTATCCAATTTGACGGCCGTTTTTAATAATTTCAGGAATTGCGCCTACTGCCGCTTGTTTTGCTGCGCTGTTACCGTGTTGAATTGTAGTTCTTGCACCTTTTGCGGTCAATTCTACTGTTCCAAATTCCGACCTCTCAACACGATTTCCGAGAGAATCAAAATAAGCTGCAACATTCGCAATGTTTTCTTTTCGGCTTGTGCCAAACGAGACTTCTGTTCCCTTAATGACTGCTACCGTTTCCATCTGCTCGAGCTGTGTAAGATTTTTATTCATCCGCTCAACAAGGGAATCTTTACCCTCATGCAGCTGAAACCGCATTCCTTTCTTTTCCGCCGCGCTCTCGGTCTTGAGGGCTGCGGCGTTTTCTTTTGCCGTCCGCAGGTTGTCCATGGCCTTTTCTGCGTGAGCAAAATACTCGTCCTGTAAGGTGCGCTTTTCGGCCTCGGCCAGACGCTTCGCCTTCAGGGCGGCGCGGTTGTCCGGGTCGATGGTCAGCACTTCCTTCGCCCGGCTGATGAGCCCATCCAGCATCTGCCGCACCTGCTCCATCACTTTGTGGATGGCGCCGCTCTTGCCTGCGTTCTTCTCTGCCTGCCCGCGCTGGAACGTCACCCAGCGCCTGAAGCTCTCCTCGCTGTCAAAGATGCCCCGCCATGCGTCGGCCACCAGCTCCTCCGCTGCCTGCTCATAGGTCAGGCTCTGGGCGCTGTAATCCCGCAGTTTCGCCCGGATCATCTCGTCCAGGCTTTCGTAGCCGCTGCTCTTCGCCAGATATTCCAGCGCGTGCTCCTGCAAAGTCCGTGCGCCCTCGGCGTCCAGCGCGTTGTACCAGTGGTAGTCCTCGTGCAGCACCGTGCTGAAGATGTCCTGCGCACTGTCGCCGAAGAAGATCCGGGCCGTCTCGGTGTCCACATAGGCCCTGATGCTCCGGTCGTTCTGCAGCACATCCCTCAGCACAGCATCCGTGCCGGTGGCCGCGGCGTTCAGGCTGATGATCTGGCTGGCCGGGTCGCTCTCCTGCCGCATCGTACCCTTGGCGTATACCTCGCCCCTGCCGCTGGTGCTCTCGCTGCCAAGTGTGCCGCCCAGGCCGGCCATCTTTTCGGCGTAGAGCATCCGTTCGCCCTTGCCCTGGGTGTAGGCGATCTCAAGGGCCGTCCGGCCGGCGTCGGTGCTCAGGATATAATTGATGTCCGCCGCCGTGCCGCTCATGCTGCCCGCCAGCTCCAGTGCCTGCGCAAAGGTGGCAGCGCCGCTCCGGCCCAGCCGGTACAGCGGCGACGCTGCGGCCGCGTACCGGTCGGCGTCCACCCTGTCCGGCATATTTTTGCTGATGGTCTCGGCTGCCTTGTCCGTCACCCGCCAGCCTTCCAGCGCCCGCTGCACCTCGGCCTCCCGCTGAGTCTTCGGCGCTTCCGGCCGGAGTCCCAGGGTCTCCCGCAGCGGGGCGTTCTCGTAGCTGTCGGTTTCACCTACAGTGGCAGCCGCTTCACGCACGTTGTCCGGCGCAGCCGTTTCCGGCATGGCATCGGCGCTTTCCGCGAGAGCGTCCTGCACTGTCTGCGGCACATCCACAGCTTCGCCGGGCAGCTCTGCGCTCTGTGCAGCAGGCGCAGCTTCGCTTTTTACGTTCTGCTGTGCGGCGATCTCCCGCAGCATTCGGCGGGTCGCGCCCGCAGTGTCGGGCAGCGTCACACCGTAAGCCTGCTCAAAAGCCGCACGGTTTTCCCGGTTCTCGGCGTTCGGCGTAAACAGTCGGGTGGTCTGCCCCGCCGGGCTCCCCCTCCCCGCCACTTCGGCAAACTGCCGCACCGCCGGGTTTTCCGATTTTGCGGCAGTCTCATTTACGCTTCCGCTTCCCTCTGTCGCAAGGCCCGCCATCTCACGCCCCGCAGCGCTTCCGGCGTCCAGCTGAGAGCTGCCCGACACGCCAGTGGCTCGCCCCTCTGGGGGAGCTGTCGGCGAAGCCGACTGAGAGGGCTCCGCTGCCCGGGCCTCCCACTCCTTCTGTCGGGCAGCAGCCCGCTCCATCCGATCCAGCCGGTCGTAATACTCCGCCTGCCCCAGTAAGCTGGCGTCTCCGTCGTTCATCTTTGCCAGCCCCGAGCCCACAGCGCCGCCCAGCGCGCCGGACGCGCCGCCGGAGAGTCCGCTTTCCAGCGCGGTGAGGAAGGTGTCTTTGCTGAACAGGTTCTTCGCCGCCTCGCTGTCCCCCAGCGCAGCGTCGATGGCCATGTCCGCATAGGTCTCCGCAAAGGCCTGCATCGAGTTGTCGATGCCGCCCGAGATGGCCGCAGCCACCGCCGGGTAGCGCTTCGCCAGCTCCGAGCTGCCCGCCAGCCCCTGCACCCAGTCCGCGATCTGCCCCGCCAGCGTGTCCTTCGCGTAGTCACTGCCCATGGTCTTTGCAAGGTCAGCCGCGCCCACCGAGTTGATGGCCCATCCCGCGCCGAACTTGGCGAGGCCGCCGCCCAGTGCTTTGCCTGCGCTCTCGCCCTTCTCTGCGCTCTGGCCCATGGCCTCCGCCGCGCCCTGGGCGCTCAGGATGGGCAGCACTGCCGCCGGGTTCACGCCCGCCACGGCCAGATTCTCCGCCGCGCTGGTCACGGCCCCCGCCACGGCCCGCTGGGTCGGGCTCAGGCCGCTCTGGGCCGCAGCCGTCAGCTGCTGCCCGCGGTCGTAGAGCTGGTAGCCCACGCTCTGGTTCTTGTCGATGCCGTCGCTCACTTCCAGCCCCGCCAGCTTCTGGCGCATCTCCCGGATCTCCTTGGAGTTGTACCCCATCGAGATCAGCTCCCTGTTCCGGCTCTCCGGCCATGTGGGATTATAGTCCATGTCTACGTCGGTCAAAAGGTCAAACAGACTCTGGGCGTGTTCGTCACCCTTTACCTCCTGCTCCACCTGTTTCCAGTTCTTCAGGGTGGCGTCGATGTTCTTTCCCGCCTGTACGCCGTACTCCGCGCCCAGCACCGGGGCAGCGGCCACCGTGTCTCCGATGCCGCCGATGGCGTTCGCCGCCCGGCGCACGCCCCGCTGCCATGCGGGGATGGCGTCCAGCGCAGCGTTCATCTTCCGGGCCTCGTCGATCTGCGCCTGCGTCCAGCCGCCCTTCCGGATCAGGTCGGCGTCCGTGTACGCGCCGTGGGTGTTGTCCACCCGCCGCACCGCGTCGGCCAGATTCTTGTTGTCCCCGGTGTCCAGCCACTGGTTGATGCGGTCAAACTCGTCCGGTACGCTGTCCTTGGCAAAGCTGGCTCTCAGCTCCTGCGCCCGGCCGCTGCCGTAGGCCATGGCCCCGCCGTCCACGTTCTCCAGCACGTTCCCGCTCTTCGTCGGAACGCCCCACTTCTGCCCCATGTCCAGCGCCCTTTCGGTGGGGCTTCCTTTAAGAAGGGCTCCCCTGATAGGGGAGCTCCGTTCTCGCGCGGCGTCAGCCGACGGGAACGGTGAGAGGTTTTCTTTCCGCCCGCTGATGTTTTCCGTGGCTGTGGGCGAAGCTGCCTGAGAGGGCTCGTTCCTCGCATCCACCTCCCCCATGTCGCTTATGTGCCTCTCGGTATACTGCTGTAAGGCTTTGTCCCGGGTGTTCTGCTCCTGTTCTGCCTGACGTTGTGCTTCCTTTTTGTCAAACTCCCGGCTCCACTGGCTCAGCTGCTCCTTGGTGACACTGCTCTTCTTTGTGGTGATGTTCTGCGCAGTGCTGCCCGCCCCACTCACCTTGTCCGGGTTCTTTGCGGCAAATTCCCTGCTCCATTGTGCGAGCTGCTGTTTGGTTACTGCCATTCCGTCTTCTTCCCTTCTTTTTGTCTTGACAAATAGTATTGTATTTGTTATTCTGTTATTGAGGAGATGATGTCGTGAAAAGTTATTCGTCCCGCGAGGTCATAAAGGCGCTCAAGGCCGACGGCTGGTATGAGGTCAACTGCGTGGGCAGCCACCACCAGTATAAACACCCCGCCAAGCCCGGTCGCGTCACCGTAAAAGACCCCGATAAAGATATTCCCCGGGCTACGCTTAACCGCATTGAGCAGCAGTCCGGCCTTAAATTCCGCTGAATGATAGGAGGCTTTTCTGATGAAAAAGAATCTTCCCGACCGTTACTTCTATCCTGCCGTGTTTATCTACGAGGACGGGCAGGAGATCGCTGTCGATTTTCCCGACCTCGGTGTCGCCACCAGCGGTACGTCCGAGGACGACGCCCTGCTTTCCGCCCGCGAGCTGCTTGGCTGCGTGATGTGCGGGCTGGAAGAGGACGGCGAGCCTATCCCCGCCCCCTCGGCCCTGTCCGCTATCCAGCCTAAAGAAAACGAGCGGGTCGTGCTGGTCGATGCCTATATGCCGTCCGTCCGGCTCGCCAGCGTCAATCGTTCGGTAAACCGCACCGTCACTCTCCCGGCGTGGCTCAATGCCGCCGCCCTTGAACGCAATGTAAACTTCAGTCAGGTCCTTCAGGACGCGCTCAAGCACCAGCTCCACCTCGCCTGACTTTATCCCAAAGCCTCCTGCACACGGTCGTGCAGGAGGCTTTTCTGTTACCCGGCCAGCTCAAAGGCTTTCCAGATCTCGTCGTCCGTGTATCCCTGATACTTCAGGCTGTCAAAAATAGTCTGGTCATCCGAGCCGTGGTTCCTCTGGCCCTTGATGGCGTTCGCCGCCACCTGCGCCCGCTGCGGGACACGGGTGTCGTCCTCTATCCAGCCCGCATCCGTCAGCGTCCGCTTGTAGTAATCATATCGCGGGTCACTCGCTTTCATTGTGACAAACTCCTTCGACATACTCAGCAGCTGAGCATAGGTCGGCGCAGGTCTCTTATTTTCCGTGCTGCCGCTGCTCCTGCTGCCCGAAGAGCCGCCCGAGCTGCCTGCGCTCTTTGTTGCCAGCGTCGTTGCAAGCTGCCGTCCTGCGATCGTCCTGTAATTTCCCACAGAGTTCGGATCCAGGCCGTACAGCTCCAGCACCGCCCGTGCGGCCTCGTCGCTGCCGCCGCCTGCCAGCCCCGCCGCGGTCGTGAGCGCACCCGCCTTGTCTGCGCGGGTGATGGGTGCGCCGCTGTAATTGTCGAAGATTCCGGTATCCAGACCATACCGGCCCAGCACGGCGTTCGCGGCATCGCCCGCTCCCTGCTGGTACAGGTTGAACGCCTGCTCGTAGGCATTCAGTGCATCGCTCTGGCCGGTGCGCTCTTTGTTGTACTCCCACTGTTCCCGGGCAAACTCGTTCTCCCACTGCTGCTGGGTGTAGCCCTTGTAGGTGTCGTAGGCCGTCAGACCGGCTCTGCCCACACTCTTCGCCATCTCCCACAGGTTCGAGAGAAAATCGCTCTTCTCCTGCGCCGCCTGATCTGTCCGGCTCTTCTTGTAGTCCCGCCAGTCCTGCGCGTTGGCCACCGCCCCCTGATGCTCTGCCGCCTCGAGGCTGTCCTGATTCTGCAGCGCACTCAGCAGCCCCGAGAGGCCGTTCTGCTTCAGCTGGTACATCGTCAGAGCCTTGTCCCGCAGTCCGGCGAGGCCGTCGTCCATGTTGGCCATGGCCTGCTGGTAGCCCTGCCGGGCCACACTGTTTGCGTAGCTCGAGCCGTACCCGCCGCTCAGCGCGGCAGCGCCCGCAGCGGCGTTCTCAGCCGCCGCCCTGGCATTTGCCTGCGCCCCCGCGCGGTACTGCCGGTAGAGGTCGCTGTCCGTGCCTACATCGTAGCCCGCATTGCTGGCCGCGCCCATGCTGTCCAGTGCCTCGTTGATCCGGTCGGTGTAGTTGCTCTGGTACGCCCCCGGTATCGCGTTCTCCGCGTCCTTCTGCGCCGCCTGCGCGTTCTTGTATCTCTTGAATACGCCCATCTTTAACTCCTCTCTTGACAAATACGTAAAATACGTATATATTATAATTACAGATTCGGAGGTGCATCTTCATGCCAATGACCCCCAAAGAGATCGTTCGCCTGCTCGAGCAGAACGGTTTCGTGTTCGTCAGCTCCAACGGTTCTCATCGCAAATACCACAACCCCACCACCGGCAAGACCACTATCGTACCTTTCCACGCCAAAGACCTCAAACCCGGCACAGAGAAAAATATCCTCAAACTGGCCGGTCTGAAGAAATAAGGAGGTATTTCCATGAACGCTGTTTTCTATCCCGCGGTGTTCCACCCCGAAGAAACGGGTTATTCTGTCACCGTCCCCGACATCGAGGGCTGCTTTACGCAGGGCGATACGATGGATGAGGCTGTGCGGATGGCACAGGATGCCATCGGCCTGATGCTGGAAGAGTGCGCTGTCTGCCCCACTCCTTCCGTTCCTTCCTCTCTTCCGGTGGAGGCCGGAGACTTTGTGGTCATGGTCCCCTTTGATATGGCTGCTTACCAAAAGCAGTTCCGCCCTGTTAAAAAGACCCTCTCCGTCCCCGCTTGGCTCAATGATGCAGCCGAGGCCGCACACATCAACTTCTCCGGCGTTCTTCAGGACGCCTTGAAGGAAAAGCTCCATCTTGCATAAGACTTCCTTTAAGAAAGGCTCCCCTCGATAGGGGAGCTCCGTTTTTGCTCCGCCGCAGGCGGACAGAAACGGTGAGAGGTTTTCTTCCGCCGCTCTGCCCTTCCCGGGCAGGGCTTTTTTCTTTACAAAAATGCACCCAGTAACGCTGCGCCCACTTGCAGCACAGTGTTCAAAAATCCCGTACCCCGGTTCTTTTTCGCCTGGCTTTCGCTGGCCGCCTGATTGTACGCGCTCTGATAGTAGTTGCGCTGGTTCTCCCAGTTCTGGTAGTTGGTCTGGTATTTCTCGTAGTCCTGCGCCTCGGCCTGCTGGTATCCGCTCAGCTGGTTCTGCAGGTCGCTCTTTTTCTGGGTGTACTGGTTCAGCGCCTGGCTGTACAGGCTGTTGGTGGCGCTGCTCAGGCCCGCCATGGCGTTCTGATAGGCGCTCTGGCCCGCCTGGGTGCCGTAGCTCGAGCCGTACCCGCCCGAGATGGCGCTGGCGTTGGCCTGGGCGTTCTCGTTGGCCAGCTTCGCCTGCCGGGTGTAGCTGTTCTTATACTGCTCGTAGGCCGCATCCCGGGTGGGGTCGTAGCTAAAATCCTTCATCCCGTCCAGCTTGCCCATCACGCCGTCAATCTTGTCCTTGTATTTGCTGGTGTAGCTTTCCGGCTTCTTCGCCTCCCACGCATCCAGCTGTGCTCTCGCATTACTCAAATTGCTCATTTCAGCTTCTCCTGTAAGTCCCCCGAGAGGTTCTCGGTGTCAATGTTGCTCAAAATATATTCCAGCTGCTCCTGCATCTGGTACAGATAATTCCTCAGCTCCCGGGCGCTGGCCGTATCCAGCCCGTCCAGCCTCGGCATGGAGATCTTCGAAAGCCCTACGATACTAGCCACGTCTCGGCACACCTCCGTTCACTCTTCCGCCCTCGCTGTTGCTCAGCGTCATGGCGATGCTCCTCACTGCGATCTGCCCTTTTCCGGTCAGACGCAGCCGCATGGTGTCGTGCCGGGTCGGGACAAAGGGCAGATTCACCCGCACACGCTTTCCTGCGGTATCCACCCGGCCCACCTCCTGCCACTCGCCGCCGTCGAAGCTGGCCCACAGCGTCACCACGGTCCGCTCCATGGCGTCCAGCCGCACCGTCACCCGGCTGCAATACTTGTCGTCCGGGTCTCCGAGTCCGATGTCTCCGGTCACAGCCTCATATTCCACCGTGTCCTCTTCGCCGCCGGCTTCCCGGCTCCCGTCTGCGGCCCAGATGGCCTCTTTGTCCCAGAGGTAGAGCTGCCGCCCGGTGCTGCACATGGCCCAGCCGGTGGCGTCCTCCTCGTGCCAGAGTCCTTTCTCGGTGTCGTACACCAGCAGCCGCTGCCCGCCGGGGCTTTCGGTGTGCCGGGAGTACCGCCCCACCAGCCCGCCGGCGGCCGCCCTTGTCACCCGGCTCATGGCCGTCTCGTCCAGCGAGGCCGACACCTTGGTGGGCAGGCTGCCGTCCCACGCCATGACGCCGTCCATCGAGAGGTAGTACAGTGTCTCGTTGATGACACAGAGGCTCTGGTGGGCGCCCTTGGCCACGCCCGAGCACTGGATGCTGCTCATCTGGTAGTCGCTGGGCTTGGTGCCGTAGAGCTTGTGTAAGCCGTTCTCCTTGAAGAAAAGCACGTATCCCATGCAGGTAGCCGCGCCGGTAAAGGCTCCGTCGCTGCCCACGGTCACGGCATAGCTGTCCGCTGCCGTGCCGCGATAGGAGAACCAGTTGGTGGCGTCACCCAGCTTGCAGGCATAGATGACGTTCTCGGTGCTCGAGCAGCCCCAGACACGGTTGTTGTGCTCTGTCAGCCAGTCCAGATCCGGCACCCGCCGCTGGGCCGTCACGTCCGGGAAAGGCCCGTCGAAGGTCTGGGTGGTCTTGCCGTCCATGGCCGTCCACACCACGCTCTGCCCCGTCACCACACAGGTGCCGTAGTACAAAACGCTCTCGATGTCCGGCGCGATGGAGAGGATCACCGAGTCCCCGGCCACGTCGTCCACCACCACGTCCCCGCCGAAATCGGCGGAATAGGCGTTCTTCACCACGCCCGGGATGCCCGTCAGGGTCACAGTATCCCCAGCCTTGAAGGCTTCGCCCAGCCCCTCGCAGGTCACACGGCAGCAGTTCAGCAGGATGTTCTGCCATCCGCCCGCCGTGCTGTAGAGCTTCAGGGCGTCGCGGTAGCTCCACGGGGCATCTTCGGCCTGCTTGAGCCAGACGTCGCCGTTCTCGGGGTTTTCCGGCTCGGTCGCGCCGAATTTGTTCGGCGTGTACACCACGCCCGCAGCGTCGCAGGGGGTCACGGTCAGGCTTCTGCCGCCCTGCTGCCAGCTGGAGCCCAGCGCGCTCAGCGTTCCGCTCGCGGTGTCAAAGGCCATCTTGTCCGGCCAGATGAGCACCTTGGTTCCCATGCCCACCATCTTCTTCTCGCTGTCCGTCAGGGCGTTCTCCAGCTCCACGGCGTCGCCGCCGTCGTCCGGGGCATACCGCAGGGTCGTGCCTTCCACGGTCAAAAGGCCGTTCAGGTGGTACATCCCGTTCATCCCGGTCGCTTGACGCACCTTCCGCCGAGGCTTGCGGGTCTCGAGAGCCGGGTATCCCCGCGAAGAGAAGTTCTTTTCCTCGCTCATCTCTGCCTCGCTGCAGGCATACCCCTCGTTCAGCCCGCCAAATACCCGCAGCAGCTGCCTCTGGTTCGTTATCTGGTTTAAGCTCACGTCATCAGCCTCCCGCTGCCCACCGGCATATACTTTCTCCTCACCCACGCCGCAAACTCCTGCACATAGCTCGTGTAGAGCTGCAATTCGTTCGCCGCCCGGGCCGTCTCGCCGAGGGCGAGGTCCATCTGCGCCGCCAGCCAGTGGGGATAGAGCGCTTCCGCCGCGCCGTCTGCCAGCAGCGGCGTGTCGTATTCCAGCCCCTCTTCCCACAAAATATCCGCGCCGCGCCCCTCGAAGTCGCTGCCGGTGTCGCTGCGCTCCACCACGTTCCGCCGCAAGCCGCTGTCGGCCTGCCGCAGCCACAGCTGCTTCATCTCGTCCGAAAAGCTGTTGTTTGGCCTCAGCTCGTCGGCCATCTTTATCGCTTCGCCTGCTGTCATGCTCTAAATCCTCCCTTTCTGTTGCCCCCGAAGAACAACCTCTCAGTCTCGCTTCGCTCGACAGCTCCCCTACCGAGGGGAGCCTCTGGCGAAAAGGGAAAGCTTTGCGGAATGCCAAGGCCTCTCCTCGATAGGAGAGGTGGCATCGCGCAAGCGATGACGGAGAGGTTATCCCCTAAACCAAAAAGACCCGGCACAGCGCCGTGCCTTTGCTGTACCGGGTCTCTTATCAAATGGTCATCATCTGGGTTCCGGCCGCCGCCTGCATGGCCTGACTCTTCCGGGCCGCCTCGGCGTCCTGCTTGATGCTGTGCTCCAGCACCTCGGCCACAGCCTTCGGCACCTTCACGTCGATGCCGCGCTGGATGAGGTAGCTGTCGCCGTTGACGCCCACGAACACCGGCGCCGCGTAGCGGTCGTCGTCCTTGAACAGGTGGATGGTCACCATGCCGTCGTCCTTCTCTTCGGCCTTTGCCTCGGCCATCGTCTCGGTCTTTGCCTCGGTCTTTGCCTCGGCCTTTTCCACGGCATCCGCCGCGTTCTCCACGGCATCCGCCGCAGCAGTCTCTTTCTTAGTCGCCATAGTATCCTTCTTTCTGCCCTCTGTCGCAGGGCTATTCCTTTTGCGCTATAGCCTCTCCCTTTGGGAGAGGTGTCACCGTAGGTGACGGAGAGGGCAAGCCCGTTGCGATAGCGCTATCATGCGTCGATAAGCAGGCTCTTTGTCAGAGCCATACTATCCGCCGCGTCCATGCCTATCTGTCAGCATCCTTGCCCTCTCAGGCCACTTCGTGTCCAGCTCTCCCAAAGGGAGAGCCATCAGAGGTGTGTTAGTTCGCCTTCGCCTTCGCGCTGTACTTCGGGCTGACGCTCTCGATGCGCACCATGTACTGCTCGCACAGGCGCTCCGCAGTCTTGATGGCCTTCCAGCCCACAGACGCGCGCTGGTTCAGCGGGTCTTCGCCTGCGCCCAGCTGCTTGACGATGTGCTGCAGGCCGCCGCCCTCCACCTCGGTCACGGCGTAGGCGTGAGCTGCCAGCACCAGAGTGCCAAACACGGCCAGACCGGTGGGGCAGCCGTCGCCGGTCCAGATCTTCGCCTCGCTGGTCTCGATGAAGCGCACACCGGCCAGCTTGCCGATCTCGCCGTTGTAGATGTTGTCGGGGGAAGCGTACTTGTGGACATCGATCCACTCCGGGTTGCGGCGCAGATCATAGGCCACATAGGGGTGGACGATGGCCACATAGCTCTCGCCGATGGCGTCGGCGTTCTGGGCCTTCAGGGCGGTGGCCGCCTGATCGATAAGATCCGGCGTCAGCACACTGGCAGTGGTCAGATTGGCGCGGCTGGTCACGGCAGTGTCGCCCGCCGGCGCGTAGATGACGTTGGTGCCGCCTGCCAGCACCTCGCGGGTCACGGTGTCCAGCGTACGGCCCGCCTGAGATGCCAGTACCTTGGTCGCCTGGGTGATGTTGTTGTCGATGGCGGTCAGCTGCAGCACGTCGGTGATGGCTGCCCAGCCGCCGTACTGCTTCACGGTGGCGGTCATGGGGGTGACGGTCAGAGCCTGAGCGTTGGGGGTCACGCCCTCGGTCAGAGGCTCGGTGGCCTTGGGCAGGCTCTCGTACTTGCGGAACTCGATGGTCTTGCCGTTGTTGGCCGGGATGGGGTACTTGTCGCCGAACTGGTCATGCACCAGCAGCGGCTCCGCCTGGTCCAGCAGACGCTTCTCGTAGTAGGTCTTCATCTCGGCGCTCATGCCGGTCGCGCCGGTGTGGTTTGCAGGCTGCGCAAACAGCTGCAGATTCATGTGGATTTTCATTTGTGTGCTCCTTTCGTGTCTTGCTTTATTGAGAGGCTTCCGCTTTCCGGATCTTCCCTCAAGAACGGTGAGAGGTTTTCTTTCGGTCAGCAGTGCCTTTCGGTTAAAAAGTGATGATCTGTCCCCGCATGGCGCGGCGTTCCAGCTCTTCGCACTGCTGGGGCGTCAGCTTGGAGACGTCCGTCTTCAGCACCGCCGCACCGCCGGGGTTGGTGCCGTTCTCGGCAGGCCGTGCGCCCCGCTGGCGGATCCGGGCTTCCACGCCCTTCTCGACGGTCTTGGCCGTCTGGGTGGTGCGCCGGGCCATGATGTCGTCGAAATAGCGGGCCTTGTAAGCGTCCTCCATCTTCACGCCCAGCTTGAGCATCTGGGCAAAATCCGGGTCAGCCAGTGCCGCTTTGACGTCGAAGCCCGGGTCTTCGGCCCGGATGCGTTCCACGGCGGCGTCCCACTCCTGCTGGATGGCTTCCATCTTTGCGGCTTCCGCCCGCTGCTGCTCGGCGGCGCGGTGCTTGGCGTTCTCGCTTTCCAGCGCGTCCATCTCCTTGGCCAGCTGGACGCTGATGCCCTTCTTCATGGCCATGTCTTCGTAGTAGGCGTCGTCCTTCACGACGCCGCCCTCCACGGCCGCAGCCAGTGCCTCGTAGTCGCCGGGAGCAGTGCCGTACTTCTGGCCCAGAGCGTTCAGGATCCGCCCTACCGGCCCCTGCTCGTTCAGGATGCTGTCGTAGGCTTTCTGGGTGGCCTGCACGATCATCTCGCCAAACTCCCGGTTGTACTCGCCCCGCATCAGTTCGCCGAAGGCTTTCCGGTGTGCCTCCGGGTCGGTGCCGCTCTTGTTTGCCGCGCCGTCCTGTTTCTCGCCTTCGGCGGTGTCTTCCTCTGCCTCCGGCTCTTCCGCCGGGCTCAGCATCTCGTCCACCTGGGCGGCAGCAGCCTCCCGGCCTTTGCCCTGGACGGGGGCAGACGTCGCCTTTTCTGCCGCCGCAGGGGCGCCGATGCCTTCTGCTGCACCGGCACCGTCTCCGCCTTCCGCAAACAGCTGCAAATCAAAAGGCTCCCCCGGGTTGCGGCTCCCGGCGTCTGCTGCGCTCCGCTTGCATCCTGCCGGCCGCGGCCCCAACAGCTCCTCCCTGCTTCTGCCGCAGGCAGCGGTCGTCGCCGTTGCCGCAAACAGCTGCAAGTCCACCGCCGGGCTGCACTTGCAGCTTTTCTTGAAGTTCACATTCTCCGGGTACTGTTCGGCCAGCAGGTCCAGACCGTCGGCCACAAGTTCGAACTTGTCCCGCATGAGGACGCTGTCGCCCGCCTCCACATTCAACACCGGGCCTTCCTCGCCCTGATAGATGCAGCTCGAGGTGTGTTCGTCCTCCGCGGCGCTGTAGGCCAGCGTCTGCATCAGGCAGCTCACCGCCGCACACACGATGTCCTGCCCCGCCGGGGCATATCCCGCGTGGCCCTCGGCCCTCATCGTCAACTTCCCGCCCTCCGGGTCTGCCACATAAATAATTTTGATCATTCCATTGCCTCCTTTTTTTCAGTAGCTCTCCTTGTAAAGCGCTCTTTCAGGCGAGCCAAAGCCTCTCCCTTTGGGAGAGGTGTCGCCGTAGGTGACGGAGAGGGCAAGCCCGGTGCGATGGAGCCACAGCGCAGCGATAGGCAGACTCTTTGTCAGCGCAATGTTATCACAGTGTCTGCCTTTCTCTGCCATCGTCCTTGCCCTCTCAGTCATTGCTTCGCAATGCCAGCTCTCCCAAAGGGAGAGCCTTTCGGAGTCTCACTTATTCGGGTTGTTGATGTTCATCGCCCTCTCGGCTGCCTTCGTGGCCAGCGGGTTCGTTCCGCCGCCCACCTGTCCGCCCAGAGAGTTGGTCACTGTCTTTGCGCTGGCCTCTCCGCCGCCGCCTCCGCCGGTCATGGCAGCGGCAGCGGCCCCGGCCTGCTCGCTCAGGTTGGATCCGTTCTGCTGGTCGATGACTGCCGCCATCTGCTGGATCTGTGCCATCGCCTGTTGCAGCTGCTGGTACAGGGTGCCGTTCTGGGCCACCCTCTGGCGCACCTTCTCGATGCCCTCGAAGTCCATCATGTCCAGACACGCCAGTGCAGCGTCGGCGTTGGCCGGAGCAAAGAATCCCAGCTGGTAGCACTCCTTCGCCGTCTCGTTCTGGGAGAGGCGGCTGAAGGTGCTCTTTTGGGCCGCGCTCACCGTGATGTCGAACACCGGCTCATGGGCGCCCAGTTCCACGCCGCCCACGCTCTCCACCGGCTGTGGCCGCAGCATCTGGCCGGAAAACTCCCGGTACTCCGTGCCGCCCTGCTGGCCGGTGATCCGGTAGACGCGGCTCTCGTCGTAGAACTGCCGCATCAGGTCGATGATGAAGTAGCATTCTTTTGCAAAGGAGCGGTAAGAGCTCTTCAGCATATCCCGGCTGAGCTTCGAGCCTGCTTCCTGCAAGGCTGCGATGGCCGAGGCCGCCGTCAGGCCGCTGGTCGCGCCGCCCTGGTTCACGTCCCGGTTGCCGCTGATCTCCTTCAGCTCGGCCACGCGGTTCTGCTGGTATGCGATGGTGTTGGAGGGCAGCGGAGCCGTCTCCAGCTCCATAAAGCCCCGCTCGTCCAGCCGTCCCGTGATATGTACCACGTCCTTCGCCGTGTCCAGCAGCTCGTCCTCGTTCACGCCCGCCGTGTCCGAGATAAGGTAGCGTTTCTTGGCCGCTGCCAGCGTGTTCTCGTCCATGGCCTGGGTCATCCGGTCGATGGTGTCCTGGGTGTCCTTCATCACGTCGATGTACCCGAAGCCCGCCGGGCTGTTCTCTTCCACGAAGAGCGGGTCGAACACAAAGGGATATTTTCCGTGGTCGTAGAAGCCCGTCTCGGCCATCGCCGGGTCGTTCTCGCTGGCATAGAGCACCACACCGTTGCAGAACTTGCAGTAATGCACCACGGTCTGACCGCCGGGTTTCTCCCGCTTGTAATACCAGTCCACCACCACGCTCTTTTCGCTGGTGTCGATGTTCTGGTCGCTGACGTACTGCCCCACGGTGATGCCGCTGCTGCCCGCCTTGCCCTCCAGCTGAGGCCACCGGGCCGTCAGACGGTCGTTGTCAGCCAGCGCCAGACTGAAAAAGTTGGCCGAGTCCTGGATGTCCTCAACGCCCGGCTCCCAGTAGAGCATCAACAGATCCATGCTCCGGATGGCGATGTCCCCGAGTCCGTCCCGCAGCGCCGGGTCCCAGAAGATGCCCTTGACGCCGGTACCCTGCTTGAGCTTGCGCCACCAGGTGTCGCTGTACACGCTCTCGTAATCGGCCTGTTCCAGCAGCACCGGCAGGATCTCGGAGAGGAGCTTTGCCGTCTCCTCGTCGTCCTGCGCTCTCGGCAGCACGTTCGGCTCCGGGTAGTTGTCCATGGCGTCGGCGTGTTTGTTGGCGATGGAGTTGAACAGCCACCCCGTGCTGGGGGCGCGCTTGCCCTCCATCACCCGGTTGCCGTACTGCTTCCAGTGGCCCAGCTTGTACCATTCCTCGTTGTCGATGATCCGCTTGTCGAGGCTGGCCTTGGCCGACTTATACTTCTCCAGCACAGCCATCGCCTCGCTGATCTCCTTCTCGCCGATGGGCTGCTCTCCGCTCAGTACATCGGTCAGGCTCTCGCTGCCCTCTGCAGCGGAGCCCGGCAATTCCTCCGGCCCGCCCGGTACACCGGCAGCAAGGCCCTGCAGGCCGTGGGCTCTGTCCCCAAAGCCCTCTCCCGCCATCGCCTCCAGCAGCTTTTTCTCCGTTTCGCTCATATCCTCATAAACCTCGTCTTGTCCTTCCTCGGATCCATATCCAGCGGGTCGTCCAGCATGGGCGGCGGCTGGGTGTGCTTTGCGGCGCTGATGGGGTTCTCCATCAGCACATACCGGCACTCGTCGTAGATGTGATCCTCCTGCGTGGTGTCGATGTCCTCCACATTGCTCTCGTCATAGACGAGGTTCGGGATGGTGCGGATGAAGTGCTTGCAGGTGTTGAAGACCTGCAGCATCGGCCTGCCGTCTTCGCCGAAAGCCAGCCGGTAGTGGAACTGCATCTTGCCCGCCAGACGGGTGTGATCGCCGGGCATCCAGTGCAGGAAATTCGGGCTCCTCTCCTGCATGTCCGCGATGCTCTCGCCCCGGCTCTCGTCGAAGATGGCCGGGTCGGCGATGCCCAGGATGACCCGGCCTTTCAGCAGCGGGTCGTTCTGCTCTGCTTCCCGGATCATCCGTGCCTGCTCCATCGGGTCCTTTCTCAGGCCCTCGTTGGGCGTTCCGGTGCAGCCGTACAGCTCCTTGATGCGGTAGAGCCGCCCGCGCTCGTCCGCTGCGTACCACCCCACCGAGAATGGCTTCGAGAAACCAAAGTCGTATCCCCGCCAGATCTTCCAGTGCTCCGGGATGGGGAACGGTTCGATGACGTGGGTCCACCGCTGGTCTTCATAGTGGTTCGGGTCGTTCCGCCACTCGGTGAACACCTGTCCCGAAAAGCTGTCCCAGTTTCCGTAGAGCAGCGCCTGCTTCTCGGCCTCCGGCAGCGAGGCCAGTGTGCCGATGTAGCCCGGGTCGTTTTCCAGCAGCGCCGGATTGTCAAAGACGGTGGACGGGATAAAGATGCGGGTGCGCCGCCGGGTGATCTCTTTCCCTTCCGGCGCTTTTACCTTCACCAGCTGTACCATCCGCGTCCCGGCAGGTGCCGGACTGATAAACCGTGCCTTCACCCAGCCATGGCCTACGCCGCCGGGGTTGGCCGTGGCCCGGATGTACACCCGGGTGCCGGGTCCCGAGGGGCGGTTGCGGCTCATGACATAGCTGTACTCGTCCCAGGTAAAGTGGGTCAGCTCGTCCACGCCGATAAAGTCGAAGGCTTTGCCCTGATAGTTGTACTTGTCCTGTGTGTGGTTCAGACTGCCGAAATAGATCTTCGCCCCGCTGGGGAAGGTCCAGCAGTGGCTCGCGCCCTGTGCCCACCCTTTTGGGAAGAAAAGGCG